GCCGGCGGTAATGATCTTACCACGGAAGAAGATAAGATCGTTGCTCCTACCGGTGCTACCAAAAGCCAGCTTCTGAAAGCCTTTAAGAAGATGCAGACCAACAAGACTGGCAGCCGCGCTATTCTGTCCGAAATGATTTCGGCCGTAGCGTAAGTCATTGATTTCATTGAATATAAAAATTACAAATATTTGCAAAAACCGCTTGACCTAGCTGTACCAATTTGCTATTATAGTATTGTTGATGATGATTATTGTAATGATGAGGTGATTGATATGTCGAACGTTGAAACTCTGATGCAGACCCTTCGTAATGCCGATACCAATAATGGTGTCTTCCGCAAGAAGGACGTTTTTGCCCTGGCACATCCGCTGGGATTTACCAACCTTACCTTTCTGTTGAATGATGATACCAAGGTTTCTCGCGGTGTCTACAACCTGTCTGGATTTCTGAATGGTACCCAGACTACTGTTGCTGCGCCTCGTCCTCGCAAGGTTCGAGTTGCTCCTGTGGATGCTCCAGAAAACATCATCCCGATGCCTCAGCGGGCTCCTATTGCCGAAATTCAGTCTGCTAAGACGGTAATGCAAGCCAAGTTGGAAGTTGTGGTAGAAAATCTTGTTCCTAACAAGGACAAGACTTTCGTACCCTTTGGCTTCTATAAAGACCTTACTAAGGTAATTAAGGCTGGCGTATTCTATCCAACGTTTATCTCTGGTCTGTCTGGTAACGGCAAGACTACGATGGTTGAACAGGCTTGTGCTGCACTCAAGCGGGAATGCCTGCGCGTCAACATCTCAGTGGAAACTGATGAGGATGACTTGATCGGTGGCAACACCCTGGTCGATGGTAACGTGGTCTATCGTGAGGGTCCTGTACTGACCGCTATGAAGCGTGGTGCAGTACTCATCCTGGACGAGATTGACCGTGGCTCGAATAAGCTAATGTGTCTTCAGGCAATTCTTGAGGGTAAGCCTTACTTCAATAAGAAGACTGGTGAGACGGTTTGCCCTGCTCCTGGGTTCAACGTGATTGCTACCGCTAACACCAAGGGTCGTGGCTCTGATGACGGCAAGTTCATCTCTGCTCAGATTCTTGATGATGCCTTCCTTGAACGTTTCGCTATCACTGTTGAGCAGGAATATCCTTCCGCTGCGGTGGAAAAGAAGATCGTTCTTAATAAGATGGCTAAGGTTGGTGCAATCGATGAAGAGTTTGCTACCAACCTGGTAACTTGGGCTGAAATCATCCGCAAGACCTTCTACGATGGTGGTATTGATGATCTGATTTCCACTCGCCGTCTGGAACACATCGTCAACGCCTTTGCCATGTTCAAGGATCGTGCTAAGGCTGTGGAATTGTGCGTCAATCGTTTCGACTCTGATACCAAGGCTGCCTTTCTTGATCTCTATACCAAGGTAGATGCTAAGGTAGATGTAGCCACGATGCAACAGCCCACAGCGCCTGAAGAGGGTGTTTTTGATAATGATGAGCCTGCGTTTTAATTGAGGATAAATGAATATGTCTAATCTTACTTTTCAGCAGTACTACGAAGATCGGTTTGAGGAACTTCTTGACGATGTTAAACAGGAAATTCCTTTGGCTTCATTCATCCTATTCTGTTCATCTCGGTCATGTACACTAAGGGCAATCAAGGCATAATGCAGAACCTTCAACAGGTCTTTCCTATTGTATCCCTCCTTGTGTCCGTACCTCTGAGCATACTTCAGAACGTTTCCAATACAGAAACCCATACCATGACCAGAGTCAATGATAAACTCTGTCGCCTGAAACTTATTTCGCGAATAGTGTCCGGAGTATGTTGAGTCCACGTACTCCTTCAACTCGGAAATAAGATAGTCTTCATTAAACTTATAATTGATTGTTTCCATATTACTCACACTCCTCGTAAAGTTTCTGTTCAGCAATTTTAATTGCTGCCTTATCAAGCAAAGCCTTAAACTTGCCATAGTCAGTCTGATTTAGATACATTCCAATTTCTTGGACTGTGGCTTCAGGAATTTCC